TACCAACACCGTGGAGCACCATGTAGTGCGGTATGTAGCTGTACTTGAAGTTGAACTGAGGCCAGCGACGAATGACGCGGCTCATATTCAGGCTCATCTTCTGCGACCATTCTTGACGTTCCTGTTCAGAACCAAACTTGGTGCGAAGGTCAATCAGGCTTTCGGTGCCAGAGATAAGGTCATAGAACGCAGCAAGAGAAGTATCCAAAACAGCTTTGGCATCGCCTGGATTGAAGTTGGACATGTAGGCTAGACCCTGCTTGGCAAGCTGCATTTGGTCTAATGGAGGAGCGCCATCCACCATTGCCTGAACCTTTGCCATCTGCTGATTCGACTTCAAATCAGCCTGTTGAAGTCGGAACCAAAGGCTTCGAGCAGCGCCAACATCCTTGATTCGCTCGTCAAGGAATTTGCCCCGGTCATCTACGACGGGAGGATTATAAGACTCAAGGGTATTTGTGGAATCAGCCATAATTATGCGAGGCTAACCCATTTAGGCGGTCCCGCAACCTTCAATCCACTTCCAGTTTCGGAACATGCGGAAACGATCTCTTCGGTCTTAACGCCAAGTTGCTCTGCAATCTTCTTGGCTGTCAGACGATCCTTAGTAGCCTCCACAACTCCTTTGATGCGGAAGGCGAGGAATCCAACAGATGGAAGCTGGCCCTCTTGTCCAGTAAGGCTTTTGGGTTCTTCAACCACCGTTTTTGGTTCAACCTTATTAGCTTCGGAAGCCTTAGTGGTGATCTTGTCAGCCAAAACCAGTTTCGCGAGACTTCCATCTTTGCAACCGTGAACGACTACTGCGTGACCGTCATAAGGCTTGGCATGGCTCAAGTTCACGTCACCAGAAAGATCATCACAGACAATTTGTCCATTTTCTACGCGGTAGTTGCCAGTGTTCCAGTTATGCTGGATAAGAATCGTGTTGTGGGCGTGTGGAACAACCTCATAGCGAAGTCGGATGTCAAAAGGCTCAAGCGGACCAGCCCAAGGCATGGAACGGTCAAGTTGACCAATGTTTGGCGAAAGAGCGCCCATCGCATGATGGTAGATGCCAGTGCCAACCATGTGAGGATCGCCAAATGACGGCTTGAGTGATCCGTCCTGCATGATGGAAAATCCACGGGTTGGAACGATTGCACCCATGTGAGCTTTACCAGATTCGTGATGCTCACGTTGGAGCTTACTCAGCCAGCCAATTTGAATTGGCGTATTATCCAACTCATAGAAGTACCAAGGTCCAGCGGTATATTTCTCACTTACCGTCTGAGCAACAGCGCGGAAATGCTTAGCGGCAGCTTCCGTAGCTCCATTGGAGTGGAAGTCGATAATGTGAATGTCTAGGTTGGAGAATAAAGGCTTAATCTGCTCAGCAAATACGCGAGCTTCATTTTCAATTTCTAAGCGGGCAAAGATTGCACACTGGAAACCAGCGTAAGGACCGAACTTCTTGAAGATTTCCGCCGTATGGGGCAGGTTTTTGGCGTCACTGGCACTAACAGGAATAGCTAAGAGCATAAGATTTCTTGGTTATAAGGGTTTGATTGAAAGTGGTCAAATAGAATTTCAAAGCAAATCTCCAATATTTCCACTCATGAGAGTAAAGATTGGATGATCTGTGTAGCCATTCTCACGAAGGGCATCCATTGCAGCAGTCATGTTTGACATGCGTAGATTGCCACTAAAAGAGTTTGGCGCGGCTTTAACGGTAGCTTTAACAACCTCTGCTTCGGCTTGCTCATGGCTGATTCCAAGTAGCTTGGATACCTTGGATGCCACCTTTCTCACAGTGCCTTCTTGAATCCGAATGCTGCCATGGTCATAGATCCAACCATATCCCCGTCCAACTTTTGGCACAATCGTTGTGTCGAAGTTTGACCAATGAATGGCGTTAGACTTGAGGCTTTTTGCTGGAACATGAGCGACGGCTGGAAGAGTCACCGTTCCATCAAAGACATACTGAGCGTTATGCGCTTTTGGATAAATGCAGTCTGGAATGATGAGCGATCCCTCAAGAATTCGAGGGTGTTTCAATCCTTCAGCAATTGTCATACACGAGCTTTGGTTGCCTATAAACAACTCACTTCCGGCAATCGCCTGTGCAACTTCCAGCATATCGTGTGTGACGATGTAGCGAACCTTGCCAAAATGATACTCAAAATCAGCGTGCTCCTGCGGCAATCCAATGAAGCACAAAAGATTTCCATAGTGTTCAACTACCTCTCTCCATGGAAAATGTGGATTATTGTAGCGAGGACTGCGATTGATGACTATGAGGCCGTTGAACTTCTTGTTTTGCTCAACTGTCAGCCACGGCTTGCTCATGTCTGGTAGCGTGTCGATGAAGTGCGTGTCAAGAGCATGCTGAGCATGGCAGGTAGCAAGATTACGTCTTCTGTCATGCCAACTTGGCCTGAAGCCTTCTGATGCCCAAGCAATAGGCTCTCGCTTCCAGATTTTTACAGCGTTGATGTATGGCTGTGATTCGATCAGTGGCCTGATTAGCGGCAGTCTTGCAACAAAGCCCTTGGTTGATCCATTGTCGCGGGCGTAATAATCGAACATGCCGCCGTGGTGTTTGAGTGTTGCTAAGCTTACCACCGCATCACCCAAATCACCAACTCCAGAGACTCCAATAATCTCATCACGCTTCATGGATGGCATGATGTGGTCGATTAAACTCTGAGCGTTATCTTTGTGGAAGATCACAGAATCATCTCGCAGAATATGCAAATCACGCGGGAACTCGTGGAGTGTGACATCACCCCTAGAATCATAGAAGCCATACGAGTGTTGAATCAAATCAGTGAGTCCAATTTGATCTGGAAAATTGGTAGAAATCCACTCATCAAATCCGCCCGTAGTATATCCAACTGGAGCTTGCTCGTATGCGTCCGGTCCTTGTACGCCAATGCCCGTAAAATTATCAAATGGTGGATTGCGAGTCTTTGGATAAAGATACGGCTTGCCCTGCTTCACATACTCATCAGTAATCGCTTTGAGCCATCCCTTCTGGATTGGAATAGAGTCACACTCAATCCACATAAAAGCCTTACCACGCATAGCTTTAGCGCACTGCTTGAACGCTAAATTTGCCACCTCTGGATAACGCATACCAAAAGGGTCTTGAAACGACATCGTAATTACCTCGGTGCCATCTAGTTCCTTCAAATATTGCGCCAAGCGTTCAGCCTGACGTTTTTCGTGAGGCGCTATATTGAGGACTACTGGTAGCAGTGATGTCATATTTTCTGGTAAATAATGCAAAGTTGAGCTAGCCCATTGTGCATAGTCGAGTCAAAATCAGGATCGTTCCACTTGTCCCAATGGAAGCCGTCTAGTTCCATACGCAGATCAACAAGGTGCAATCCAGCATCCTTGCCCATTTTCACGATGCGTTTATAGTCGTAGTGATCGTGGTTCATCGGCTTGTCCACGCTAACAATATCCCATGATGTTTTGTGATCTGGATTGAATCGTGCTTGATGCGAACTGCCAAAGCGGAAGTCGCGGAACTTCTCATAAGCACTATAGAGCGGAACTAGAATGTACACATATCCGCCCTCCTTGAGAACTCGGCTCCAGTTTTGAAGAGCTACTTCTGGATCGTTCATGTGCTCCAGGCAATGGGCGCTCACTACACAATCAAACGACTTGTCATTAACGCCGGTCAGATATTGCGCATCTCCATCAGGCAAGTCCCAACCTCGAACGGTTGATGGCGGATCAAGTTTGATGGCGTCTGGACCACAGCCAATATCAAGGACTAATCCTTTAATAAACTGATAGTCTCCATGCCTGACTCGGCACTTGTGGGATTTTGTCATTTCGTCCATATTGATATATTGAAATTAGCTGCCCGCCGCCGCAAGAGTCTCGATCCGAGGCTGAACCTCTTCACATAAGTTGTGTGCTCTCTTGCGCTTTTCCACCACTAGTTTCTCGCCGGTAATTACCAATCCGATTTGGCGATGTACTTCGGCCAGCACAGGCACGGCGGGCAAATTGTTACTTAGCTGCACTGACTTTAGCACCCATGCCAACACGGGCTTTCTCGCGCATCTTGGTCTGAACCTTATTGCGCCCCAATTCGCTAGCCGTTTTAGGGGTGTCGGATGATACTCGCTTCGTTGGTCGGCAATACTCGTTATCGCCACCTGATCCGCAAGGCTTGCCAGTGCGCTGGTCTTTCCAGTTCTCCTTCTCCCATCGCTTGAGATTGGAGCCAGCTTCAGTCTTGCGAACATTGCCACTTTCCTTGCGGCATTTAGCAATGGCTTGAGAAGCGCGAGCCGATGGAAACACGTCGTAGCTTGCTTTGACCTTTTTGTAGCAGGAGTCTTTCATGGTAAATTGAGATTATGTTTCCCGATTTCAGTCAGGCATTTGACCAATAGAATGCAAATGAGAATGACTGACATCCAGACTGTTTCAGTATTCATGGTGTTTACTTCTTCTTCACGCTTTTAGAACCTGAGCATCCCCATTTTTTACGAGACAGGGAATTTGGCGAATTGGAATCAGAACGCCAATCGCCTGCAATATTGTTGCTGCGAGCACAATACGCATCAGCACGCTTGCTGCCAATAGGACCAATTTTGCTGCCTTTTTGGCCGTATTTCACCGTCTTTTCACGGCCAGTATCAGGATTCTTGATCGTTTTAGAGAACTTCTTTTCCATATGGTTATTGATTTATATTTACTTGTTTCTTCTCTACCTTGTCAATGCTTTTTACAACCCAAGTAACTCTTGCCATTTTGTCAAACTGACGGCGAGCCTCCGCTTTTGTTTCTGCACATACAAGTTCAACATCTTCAACGCCGCCTTCTTTGAAGGTAATTTTCCACATTGATGTTTTTTCAGGGTCATCTTCTTCACGAAGTTCAAAGATGGGTAGGGCCACTCGTCCAAGTGACGCTTGCCATCCTGCAAAGGCTCTGGCATTTTTATTCCATGCGGAAGCCTCCATCACAGTAGCGGTGATCATTTTGCTGCATGGCTCATCTCCACTATACAAGCGCCACAGTTTACTATCATTGCAAATCTCCACGCCTTTTGATGACCAAGACGCAAGTTTTGCTGCGCTTATCTCAGGGTCTTTAGCTAGATTTCCAATCGCACATGTTGGGTCAATGATTCTCATATATTTTTAGGTTTAGCAGTGGGTAATGTTTCCCATTGGATATCTTATGCTGTTTCTTGGGTGGAGGCAAGTGGTTGTTTTTGTTAGCTGGTAATTGTTTTAATCCATTGTGGATGTGGCTGGAATTTCATCTCTTGAATAATCAGGCGACTCAAGACCAATAAGTTCTCTGACTTTTTCAGCATAAATTGAGGCGCTTAATACTTTCGACCAATCCTCATGTTCATTATCAATACTGATAAGTATTCCGTAGTTTGTCATGTATCCGCGCAAATTCCTGTCGCTCAAAACACCAAAAATCTTTGTTTTCTCATCTCTGACAGCAACTTCTTTGCGGCATTTTTCTTCCCATTCATCTTCTGTTTCTTCGTTCATAATTTACTCGGTCTAGTGGGGTTTGGTGTATTCTAGCAAATTTACCCCGCATCGTGTCCATCCAGTCTTGCCATTCGATACGGTCTAGCTTCCATTCTTGCTCTGAAATGTTTTGAATAATCATCTTCTTGCGATGCTCAGAAGCGCCAGACTTTTCAGCAATGGCTAGTTCGCGAGCCGCTTTAATTTTGGCCGCTGATCTGAAGCTAGCAGGTATATCAATCATACAGGGCTTGGAAGTTTGGCGAGCGGTATCCAGCCAAAGCTGCACTATTCAGTTTGTCAGCAATCAGAACTGGATCACGGCTAACCAATGCTGATCTGGTGGCATCAAATAGGGCATCAACCATTTCCTCTGTGAGCCTGATGGAATCATGCACTCGTGCGGATTTTGTCGCCAGGCCATAGCGGTATCGAAGGAAGGCATTGAGTCCATCTTCAACCTCAGCCGGAAATTCCAGCGGAATCTGTTTTAGCATGGCTGCGTCAGCTTCAATACGGCGCGATTCTCTCCAACCCATTTTTTCTTTTTTCTCAGCCCTGCGCTTCCGCATGTATTCACGCATGTACTTGGCTTTTTCGTCTGGCGACTTGGATTCCCGGTAGTTGAAGTAATTGAGGAGACGGTATCCGCCATTAACTCTCTCAATTCTGCGACCATCAAACTCTTGGCTTTTTGACTTTGGATCAGGAGAGGAAAGGACTCGAAGCGCATCTTCCGCCTCCTCCAAGGTAACATTAGCCATTCGATGTATGGCTGACTCTGAAGCCTCCAAAACTCCACTCAGTTTACATTTTGCCATCATTGCCGTCCAGACAATCCTAACATGGTAGGGTTCCTCCCAAACAGAGGATTCAGTCAGGCTGGAATGAAGTTTGATCCAAGTGCTCATTAGCTACAATCTGCGTTAAATATGTAAAACATCAACAACTATTTACATTCCCTCTTATCTATTATGTTAGCTTTACACGTTTTTCGAAGCCGATTCTCCTACGTACAGAGTGATTTTTGACGTGAAAAAATGACTTCGCTGATTTTTACATGTTAACTTTTTTAGATTAACCATCATCTCACACTCATTTCTTCAACCTCCCAGCGCACTCGGCATATCCAATGATGTCAACCAAGGTGTCTCGCTTTTTGCTTGTCTTGGCTCGGCTGACTTTCAGAAGAATCATCATTTGCGCCACATCCCAAGGTTCAATGGTAGAACCTGTGTAGGCGCTCCACAGATTTGCAATGCGAGCAAAAGATTCGTTCGCATCGCCGTAGTCGGCTTGACGTTCTCCAGCGACGATTGCTGCGGCCTCCTCGGAAATGGATTGTTGTGAATCTGGTGTCGCATACCATGAAGAAAGATCTATTTCGTCCATTGCTTCATCTGAACCTGCATAACAAGATTCATCCCATGTGTCTTCACAGGTAAACACAAGCAATCTGGCATCAAATGGAGATTTTAATTCAGCACCCTTAACAAGTTTGAATCCTGGGGGTGGTGTTGGTTTGTCGTGTTCTGTATTCATGATCATTACTTGGATTGTTTCTTGGAGCCAATCTTCCTTCCCTTGGGTAAGCAGCCACAGGACTGCACACTTCCAGAGGTGAGATTTTGGTAATATACTTCGGTCTTGTTGCCGCACTCGCATTGGCACAGCCAGCGGCTATTGCCGTGGGTGTTGCGAGATACGAGTTCGACAACGATCAAGCTGCCGAAGGTTTCGTTGATAAGTGATTTTGGTGAGCGTCCCATTAAGGTGTTGGGTTGGGGTGATTATTGTCCGGCTCAATGAGGAACTCGCACTCGAAAGCGATAATCGCAGGCGGATGGATAAACGATATTAGCATCATATCTCCGCGTGGAGCGGTTCGGCGTAAACACGTTTCACAGCCTTCGCGCCAGTTCCAACTGCCGTTTTCATCGAATCCTACGCCATCACAGCGGGCCACGTCATTCGGAAGCCGAATCAAGTCGCTGTTGGTCTTCATTTCAGGTTATTCATTTCTATTACCTCAATAAGCCCATTTAGCATCGCCAAGGATTTCGTCAGAGTCAGACCACCATTCGTCCCACTGGCTATTTGTTGCCACACTCCAATCAGGAATGGTTGCGGCTGCATCTTTGCCAGTCAATGAAACTGGCATCCACTTGATGCGGTTATTCGGATAGATTGCGATCTGCCCATTGCTGAGCTTGATGACGTTGCCTTCTTTGTGCTCTTCGAGCAACTCAGAGTCACCCACGTCTAGGAGGCCAGATGATTGTCCTTCTGGCAGGTGGTCGATGGTGAACCAGTAGTGGCCTCCTATCGGTGGATTACCTTTGCCAAGGTTGACCAAAACTGGCACATCGGAAAGTTGGTCTTTGCGCCAAAGCTCAATGGAGCCAGACAGGCACTCCCACATCTGAACTTTGTGCAGAGGCAGCGACTTGTGATCGTCTTCAGGTTCATACCAATAAACGCACTGAGGTGGGATTTTGTCGAAGCAGGCGGCGTATTTCTCGACCCATGCCTGGAAGCAGAATGGACGGTTACGCATCGCTCGAACAGATACAAGCCAAGCTGTTTCAAATTCGTTTTCTGGACCACCGAAGGCGTCACAGCGGATGTATATTTTTGTTTTGGGCAGGTTGATGTTTCTCATATTTTACCAGAGATTGAGGACTAAACCTAGCGTTTCGGAGCGTTGTGCTGCGGTTGCGTTGGCAAACGCAAACAAAACAACCTCCCTATAGCTTGCTGGCGAACTTAACGGAACAAGCTCAAGAACATCGTTTAGGTGATAAACAAATTCAAACTGCTGATCATTCGTCAACTTATCTTGAAGTTCTTGCACCGCGTTGAGGTCGTTGAAGTAGTCTGGTGGATTGAGAGGGTCAGGCAAAATAAATCCGTTATTACTCCATTTGCCCGACGGCGACTCATCCCACCCATCA